AGTACATCAAGCAGCAATGCAGGCTCTACGATGTCAAAGAGGTCGGCTACGATGCCTATAATGCGGCCTCACTTATTGCCAGATTGCACGACGATGGGATACCAGTTAAGAAGGTTGGTCAAGGCATGGCTACACTTTCCAACCCATCGAAATATATAGAAAAGTTAATACTCAATCATCAGATTAAACACGATGGCAACCCGTTTGTTGGGTGGCAACTGGGCAACTGCGAAGTATACGAAGATGTGAACGGCAATATTAAAGTTCGCAAAAACGAGGCTGACAAATCTGCCAAAGTAGATGGCGTTATTGCTTTAATCATTGCCGCACATTGTTCACTTGATAACCCTTATATATCAAATAGTTTTGGTTTTAGGAGTTTTTAGCTTAAAATTGATACATGAATACTGCATATGTCTACGTTCACACACGAATTGGCACAGGCGTTCCTTTCTATGTTGGAAAAGGGACAAAGAAACGTATTGACGGAAAAAATAAAAGAAACAAGCATTGGCATAACATTGTCAATAAAGACGGTGGATTTAACAGTTACAAGTTAGTTGAAAACATTGATGAAGAACTTGCATATCTTGTTGAAATGGAAGCAATACAAAAATTTAAGTTTTACAAATATAAATTGGTAAACCGCACAGACGGCGGTGAAGGGCAATTAGGAACACATACAAATCTTGGGATTAAAAGAACACAAGCGCAAAAAGAACACTTGCGGAAAGTTAATTTAGGCAAAAAACAATCTATCAAAACAATTGAAAAAAGAAAAGAAACAATAAAAAAAATAGGGTATACGCCTAGTAAAGGTAAGAATAAAGGTGAAAAAAACATAAAATTTAAAGGTTTTTACACCACGCCTAACGGTATTTTTGCATCAATCGCTGACTGTGCGGTTGGAAATAATTGCACAGAAAAAAAAGTAAGAATGAATTTGTACGGCAATAATTGCGTTGTAAAAGGAAAGTTGTATAGCTACCCGCCTAAAGTCGGGTGGTTTTTAACGCTAAAGGATTGAGATGGGTATATTTAATTTTTTTAAAAGAGATAAGCCATCTCAAATAAGTGAAAGCAACACGTTGTTCGCTCAAACCCAACTTGGCAATAACGTAATTTATCAAGGCGCAGGCGGCAGACAAACTGTTAGCCAACAACTGTTATATGTAACGACTAGCAGCACCACTACAGCGGGGCGTGCTGTTGATATGTCTGTATTGACACGCAACAGCACTGTGATGGCTGCGGTTGGTGTTAAGGCTAGGGCATTGGCGCAGCTACCCATTAGCATTATGAGCAAACAAGACGATGGCACGTTTGTCGATGCTTTGCAATCAACCAAAGTTGGCGCACGGGACAAATCAAAAGCTAAACAAGTATTGAATCTGTTACGCAACCCAAATCATTTTGAAAGCCAGTACGAGTTTTGGTATCAGTGGAGTATGTGGCAGGATTTGGCAGGCGAAACATTTACTTTGTGGTGGCGCAAAGATCAACAAGACTCGATGCAAACGCCAATCGAGATGTATAACCTTGATGCTACGCTTATCACCAGTCGATTGACCGATACCCGCTATCCTGCCTACACACTTTCAACGCCAAGCTACGGGTTTAATAAAGATGAACCGCTATCTGCTCACCAAGTTTGCCATATTAAAGAGGCTGCATGGCAGGGTTCGGCGGGATTTAATAAGGGCATTTTGGCTGCGGAATTAGTCGCACTTGACCAAGATATTGACTTGTATGCCAACTTTGTTATGCAAAACGGGGCAAAACCCAGTGGGATGTTTGTGACTGAGCAGGTTATTCCTGACGCAAAATACAAAGAAATTGCAGGCAGATTAAAAGAGGCATGGTCGTCTATGACTGGCAGTAGGTCTACAGACCTCTCAAAGCCCGGACAGGGGATGTTATTAGATCAAGGCATGAAGTATCAACCGCTTGATATGTTGACCCTGCAAGACACGCAAACGTCAGAGTTGAAGACGCAAACGATGAAACGGATTTGCGGTCTATTTGGAGTACCGCCTGCAATGATTGGCATTGCCGATCAAAAATACAACAACACACAAACGATGATGGATGAGTTCTACAAAGCCACGATGTACCCAATGATTATTAACATTGAGCAAAAATTAAACTATCATTTGTTTAAAGGGTATCCCAATTTGTGCGTTCGCTTCGATACTAAAGACTTCCTAAAAGGCGCAGCATTAGACCAAATGAACTTTGCTGTTCAGGGTGTCAGCGCAGGAATCATTACTCAGAACGAAGCTAGAGAATATCTAAATATGCCCAAGATGGACGGGCATGACGAATTAACACAAGGCAAAATTCCCGATCCTATACCCGGTAGCAGTCCACAATCAACGGGCGGTGGTGGTGGAAACCAAAAGCGCAGAGCCGCAATTGGAACGACATGATGGGCATTAAACAACTTTGTGCGTTATTAACTACACAAATCAAGCGTCCTAATGCTAAACTACCGAAAAAAGTAGTGTTGCCCAAAATACAAGATATTGACCAATCCATAAAACTTGGGGCAATTAATGAAAAATATCACTCTGATCTGCGAAGCAAAACTTGATCTTGGTAAATCCGCAGACGAGGCAGCAAACCCTACTGGCGCTATCGAAGCCCGTGTGACTACATGGGGCGCAAGAGAAGGCGCAGACGGACGCAGGTTTAACTATCAACCCGAAGGTTTTATGGATTGGGCTGATGAGTTTGCCAAGTCTGAAAAACCAATGCCAATGTTTCTAAACCATAACGATATGGGTATGCCTATCGGTCAATGGGACGAAGTGATGTTTGACGATGAAGGTATGTCGGCAAAGGGTCGCTTGTTCCTAAATACTATGGCAGGTGCAGACGCATATTCCGTATTAAAAGAATCGCCCAAGATGTTTGGCGGCGTTTCTGTCGGTGCTTATGCTGACGAAGCCTGCATGGTTGACGCTGAAGGCAACGCACTTATGTCTGGTGCAGACGATAGCGAAGCATATTTCCAGATTACTAAAGGTGGCTTGCGTGAAATTTCGGTGGTTATGTACCCGAATAATCCAGAGGCGAATATTCAGCAATTGGAATATTTTGACGCAGAAGGAAACGCAAACCCTAGAGCAGTTGAGAAAGTCTTGCGTGATGCAGGACTATCACGAAAAGATGCGACCACCGCATCTTCTATCCTCAAGAAAGTATTAGAACAGCGTGACGCTACTAAGACTATTGAGGAAGCCCCAAAGCAGGGTGAACCTGATGCGGTGGTCAATGAAGCCGATAACATTCTAAAAGCCCTTGAGGAACGAGAATTGTTAAAGGCACTTTCCAAACGTTTATAAAAGGTATTTATCATGTCAGACAAAATCATTGAAAAACTTGACGCAATCGAAGCCGCACAGTCGGTAAAGATTGAAGAAGTCAAAGCCGCAGCTATTGCCGCAACTGTTGCCGCAGTCGAAGAAGCCAAAGTTTCGTTTGAAGAAAAAGTTGCTGCATTAGAGGCAAAAGTATCTTCAATTTCAGCCGTGCCAACGATCAAGACGTACAAGACCGTTACGGCAGAAATCAATCGCTCCGTCAAAGAACAAATCCGTGACTTTTACAAGTCTGGTGCTAGGGTTGAAAAAGAACTGAAGATGTTTGCTGACGAAAGCCAATACGATGCTTACTTTAAAGAAGCGTCAGCATTAACTGGTGGTGGCGCAGGCGTTGGTGGTCGGACTGCTTACGATCCAGTATTTGCACCTCTGCGTTTGATGAACCCTATGCGTGGTGTTTCTCGTGCCGTGGCGACTGATGGGTCAACCTACCAATTTCGTGCCAAGGTTGGCAACGCAGGCGCAGCTTGGGGATACGCGATCCAAAACAACGGATCAACTACAACTGAGGACACAAACATTTGGCAATTGACTTTGCAAGATTTAAACGTTCAGTTTCCAATCCGCACCGCTGCACTTGATGATATTGATGGTCTTGAGTCAAACGTTGTTTCAGACATGATGGCAGAATTCAGTCAGAGCGAGGCACAATCGCTTATGCAGAATAATGACCAAGCTGCTCAATCTGGCACAAACCCATTCGGTGGTACAAACGGCTTGCGTGGTCTTGACCAGTACGCAGGCGCAAATGGTACTTATGCAGGCGGTACAGTTTCAACCGCAGCCTTTGGTACTAGCGGCACAGGTTCATCATCAGGTCTGCATAGCCTTGCTACATACGATCAGTTAACCTCAAACGTCAACACCGTAG